TGGTGTTTATGAATATGGTATTATAGATTCAAACGCTATTTACTGTATAACTGGTGCTTAATAAATAAGTAAAATAAAAAATAAAAAAAGGAAAAATTATGGGAAGACCAAAGAAAAAAAATGAAGAAGTTGTAGTTGATACACCAGTTGTTGAAAATGAATTAGTAGAAGTTGTAGTTGATACACCAGTTGTTGAAAATGAATTAGTAGAAGTTGTAGTTGATACACCAGTTGTTGAAAATGAATTAGTAGAAGTTGTTATGAGTTTTACTGGTTCTATTCAAATATCAGGTGTTAAATATGAATTTAATATTGGAAAACCTTTTGAAGTATCTCCAGAATTAGAAATATATTTTTTAAATGAAGATAAAAGAAGAAAAGAAGTAAGAATAAAACTTGCTGAAGATAAACAAAAAGTTATTGACGGACAAGGGTAATATATGGCACTTTTAACTTTAACTAATGCAGAGGTAATTTTAGGTTATCCTGTTCTTGCTGATTTTATAAGTAAATGCTCCACTGGAACTATTAATAGTTGTGAAGTAAAAAAACTTAAAGGATTAGATGAAGAAGAAGTTGAAGGTGCTTATATTGTTTTTTTAAGTGGAGATAATTCTGGTTTAGATAGAATTGTAAATAATTATTTTTCTAATGATGTTGGAAACTTTGAGTTTAATGATGTTGATGTTGTTCTTGATAATACAAGCGTTGTAGGTCTTGTTTTAAGGTCTTTCCTACCTGGTGTTGAAAGAGCAGAAACTTTATTAATTAAAGACTTAAAAAATAAAGGTGCTGATATTAATAATTTTTTAGATTTGGAAGAATTAAAAGAATTACATTTATTAAGAACTTTAATGCATATTTGTTTTAATTATAGAAAAGATACAAATGAAGATGATATATACCATGCTTCTTATTTAGATTTCAAAGAACAATATGAGCTTGAATTGTCAAGACTTATTGCTGATTATGATATAAATGAAAATGGTATTTTAGATATTGGTGAAAATGATATGAAAATAAGTCAAATTGTTTTAGGTAAGTAAGATGGATTATAACGATATATTAGGTGTTTTTAAAGAAAATGGTTTTAAATTAAGTAAATCAGAAACTTTAAGAAATAAAGAATATAAAGAAGAAGAAAGAAATATTTATATAAATGAAGAATTATCTGTTTTTAATAATTTTTGTTTTGGTGAGTCTTATACTTTTATCCTTTTGGTTGATAAAAACTTTTTTAATAATGATATAGTTAAAACACTTATGTCAGGTTTAAAAAATATTGGTGCTTCACAAGTTGAAGCGAATATACAAAATGAAGAGAATGAATTTATCATTTCTCTTAATATAATAATATAAAGGATTATATATGTCATGCACGGCTATAAAAGGTTCTACAGGAACTGTTAAAATAGGAACGACTCCTTTTACAATGGGGAATGCTCGAAATTGGTCTTTATCTTTATCTATGGATACTGTTGATGCAAGTTGTTTCGCAAGTGGTGGTTGGAAAAAATCAATGACTACTTCAAAAGGTGGTTCAGGTTCGATTGTTTGTATTTTTGATGCAGATGGTGAGTCAGAAAGTGAAATTATAAGTAAAATGGTAGCAGGTGAGGTTGTTCAAGTTGAATTAGGTTATGGAGATGGATTAAGTGCATTAGATACTTATTCATTTGAAGCTCTTATTACTTCTATGGATTTTTCTGCTGATGTTGCTGGAATTATAGAAACAACTTTTAATTATGAAACTTTTGGTGAAGTAGTTATAGGCTAATCTATTAAAAGATTAAATAAATATTAAGGGTGGTTTTTTTCCACCTTTAATTAATATCTCCTCATCCATATTATTTTTTTATTTATTTTTTTTGATATAATAAACAAAAAAAGGTTTTTAAATGGGTGATTCACTTTTACTTGCAGAACTTGTTAAATCATTAGACAATTTACAAAAATTAGAATTTAACTTTATGGGAAAAGACTTTACTTGGTATTATAAGTATTTAAGTTTATTAGAAAAAACAAGAATAGAACAATTTTGTATTCAACCTTTAACAACTATTGATGAAGATGGTAAAAAAACTGTCAAACACGAAAGAAATAAAGACCTTTACGATGTCCATCTTATAATTGAAAAAGCATTAAATGAAGATGGTAAAAAAATCTTTTCACATACAAATCCAAATGACATAAGAACAATTCAAAAATTCCCTTATGAACTAGCAAAAGTAATCGCAGACACTTTAAATCCAGATATTTTTGGAACTATGGAACAAAAAGAAAAAGAAGATGAGGATGAATAATGGCTAATAATAATGAAAAAATAACTTTTAGGGCTGATGTAAAACAAGCAGTCGCTGGTATTAAAAAAATTGAAAAAGGTTTAAATAATGTTTCTAATTCTGCTGGTAAAGCAGGAACAGCAGGAAAAGCAGCAAATAATACTATTGAAAGTGGTAGTTATAAGGCTTCAAAAGGGGTTCAAAATCATGCTGGTTCTTGGTTAAGTCTTGCAGGAAAAATTGGTGCTACTGTTTATATTGTTAAGTCTTATTTATCTGCATTAACAAAAGTTGATTCTCTTAAAACAAGAATGAATGTTATTACAGAAAGTGCAGAAGAAAGTAGAGAAACTTGGGAAATGTTAAGAAATACAGCAAATAAAGTTGGTGTTTCTTTTGAGTCTATGTTAGATGGTTATACTAAATTCACTGCTGCTACAAAAGGTGGAAATTTAAGTTTATCAGAAACTAATGATATTTTTATTAAATTCACCAATGCTTCTGCTGCATTAAAATTAAGTGCTGATGGAACACAGAGGGTTTTTAGAGCTCTGGAACAAATGATTTCTAAAGGTAATGTTCAAGCTGAAGAATTAAGAGGACAACTTGGGGAAAATCTTCCTGGTGCTTTTAAAATGGCTGCTGATGCTATGGGAGTAACACAATCTGAACTAAATAAAATGTTAGACCAAGGTAAAGTTCTTGCAGAAGATTTATTACCAAAACTTGCAAATGAAGTTCAAAACGCTTATGGTTCTAAATCAATTAAAGCAGTTAATTCTTTAACTGCTAAATTACATAGAATGGGAAACGCTTGGACTGAAATAAAAGAAAGGGCTATTGAGTTTTTCTCTGCTTTTTCTGGGTTTGGTGCTATTACTACTGGTCTTAATGCTATAACAAGTTATTTAACTGCTATTCAAATGGTTTTAACACAACTTAACCCTTATTTAGTTCAAGCATCTAATGGATTTAAAATTTTCTGGATTGATGTTCAAGTTGGTTTTGAATTATTATCACAGGCTGTTTCAAGTTCTTTTGGAAATATGTTTGTTGGTCTTGTTGCAGGTATTGATAAAATCGTAGCTTCTGCTAAAAAGGCTACTAACTGGGCTAAGGCTGCTATGCCTGGAAATGACTATGACTCCGTTCAAGCAGAATTAGATAATAAGGTTATAGATTTTAATAGTAAAAAAATGCAAAAAAACATTGTTGATATTGCTAGAAATAGAGAAAAAACACATCAAGAAACATTAAAACAACTTAAAGAAGAAAGAAACGAAATAATAAAAAATGGTAAAATATATGTTGATGCTGAAAAAATAAAAACAGATGCAATAATTAAAAGATTAGTAGAACAACAAAAAACAAAAAGTGATAAAAAAGTTTTAGAAGCAAAAACAGGTAATGGTTCTTTATTCCAACAAAAATATGGGGGTCAAGGTGAAATAAATAAAGGGTTTTTTGATAGTCAAGACAACAAAACAATTGCTGATCCTGGTGAAGTTGATACTGGAAAAATAGAAGAATTTGCTGATAAAAAATTTAAAATATTATCAAGATTAACAGATAAAATAAAAAAATTAACTTTATCTGAATATGAATATAAAAAATGGGCGCTTGATAATGAACTTGCCAACCTTCTTAAAACTTCTACAAGTTGGGAAGAATATGTTAAAAGAAAAAATCTTATTGAATTAGAATTAGAATCATTAAAACAATCTGAATTAGAAAAAATAAGAAAAGAAGCACATCAAAAAGAAAAATCTTTTAATGAATATTTAATAGATACTTATGCAACTTTAAATGAAAAAAGAATACTTGATGAAACTGAAAAATATAATAAATTATTAGAATTACATAAAGATAACGAAGAACAAAAGGCTGCTATCACTGATGCTTATAATGAAAGAATAAAACAAATAAATGAAGAACAAATTATAAATACAACACAAACAGCAAATGATAGTTTAGATGTTATAAATGACTTTTTTAAAGGTATTCAAAATATATTTTCTGCTTTAGGTTCAAAAGATAGTGCTGGGAGAAGAAATGTTGGTGGTGCTATTGATTCTGCATATAATTGGATGGTTGGTGCTTCTGGTGGTGGTGGTGTTTTACCTACTTTTCATGCAGGTCATATTCCTACTCATCATTCTGGTAGTTTTAGAAGTGATGAGCGTCTGGCTAAATTGCAGGCAGGCGAAGCAGTTATTAATAGGTCTGGTGTTAGACAAAATAAAAAAGTTTTAGAAAAAATTAATAGAGGTGAAAAAATTAATGAAAATGGTGGGGGAGCTGTAAATTCTAATGTTAATATTAATATTAGTGCTATGGATGCTAATGGGTTCGCTTCTTATCTTCATAAACACGGTAAAAAAGTTATTGAAAATACTGTTAATAACTCTATTAATAATAATGGTTCTATTAGAAAAAATATAGTTTCAAAAGGAAAATAAAATGAGTTTTAACCCTGCTAATATGAAAGATTTAACTTCTTTATTATTAAATAATGATATAACTTGGAATTATAAAATAAATGAGTTTCTTAATTATAGTAATGTTGTTTATTTTGATGATGGAACAGAACAACAAAACTTCCTTAATAATATTCCAGAATATCAAATAACTATAAGTTATAAAGGTTTATCATTAACTGAATATGAAGTTTTAAGAACTAAATATGAACAAAATAATACTAATGTTTTTAAAATTGTTTTCCCTTCTGGTATTGATACAAGGGAAGTTGAGACTAATGTTTTTCGATTTGAAGAATTTTCTTTTGAAATAAGTCCTGGTTCTTCTATTTCTAAACCTCTTTTTTCTGGTTATGTTAGTGTAGTTAGTTCTTTATTTTTTAATTTTGAAGATTACCAAGAACAATATGAAATGAATTCTTCTTATAATATTACTACTTCTACCAATAGGGATTTTATTGATTTAATTGAAAATAATTGTTTAACTAATATAAGTCATAATTACTTAAATAATAATATACTTACTAATCGTTTTAACAAAGATAAGAACGGATTATTAAAAATAATAAGTTTTAATTTTTTAGTAAAAGAAGAAGGATTATTAGAATTAAGAAACTTTTATAGAAATAATCTTAAAAAAACTTTTGGTTGTCCTGCACTTGGTATTCCAAAATTATATGATTTTTATATAGAAAATCAAAGTGATTATATTGATGAGAATATTTATGTTGTTAGAGATTATTTAATAGAACAAGATGATTATGTTGTAAAATTGAATTATTTTATTGAAGATTATGGTATAGTATTTAACAGTAGATTAGTCAATGATAGTTTTTCATATGAAAAAAACACTTTTGATTTATATAATGTAAAAATGGAAGTTATAGAGGTAAAAAATGAAACAGATTAGTAATAATACAAGGTCTAATCATTCAACATCTTTTTTTCATCTTCTTTCTTTTGAAATAAAGGATTTTGATGGTAATTTAGTTGATATAATTAGGATTACAGATAATGATATTATTTCAAAGTATAACGATGAATATTGGAATCCACTTAATACAACTTTTGATGGAATGCAAAATAGTTCTGATATGTCTAATAGTGCTGTCTCTATTGATATAAATAATGTTCCTATTTCACTTTCAAAAGTTGGTATTACTCAAGAATGGAGAAATAATAGATGTTATATTACAAGAATATATTATAACCCGAATGATACAATTGATTTAATGAGTGAAGGTTTTCCTTGTTTTAATGTTGATAATATAGCAATAGAAGATAAAGATATAGAAATATTATTTTGGGGTTTAATAGATAATTTTGCAGCGTCTGAAACTAATATAAGTTGTAATATTAACAGTTTATTTAATAGGTGGCAAAACCCTTCTCCTAATAGATGGTTTGATCAAAAAGAATTTACCACTATTATTGATACAGTAGCTCAAGACGGTGCAGTGTTTTGGGGAAAAAATAGAAATTATTAAAAAAAAAGGAATTTATTAAATGAGTATGGATAAAGCAAGAGGTTGGTTAGAACAGTCTGGTAATACAACTGGTATGGCAGCACTACAAACATTTAACATTGTTAATACTTTGGGTAATATGTTATTAGGTAAGAAACCTGAAACTATGTCTGAACTTGATAGAGTTGGAAGAAGTAGTGGAAAACAATTAGATACACTTGAAGAAAATACTAATGTTGTTCCTTTAATTTATGGACTTAATAGAGTTGGTTCTACTGTTATTTGGAGAGAAACAAATGAAGTTTTAAATGGTTCAATTAACAATGATTACTGGGCTATACAAGTATTAGGACAAGGTGAAATAAATTCAGTATTAAAAATATTAATTGCTGGTGAAGCAATAACAAAAAATGGTGATTTATTCCATACTAAATACACACAAGTTAATACAGGTTATCATACTACTCCAGATATTGGTATTAAATTAAAAGATATTGTTTTTAATACAAATAATGAAGATTTAACTAAAACTTGGTTTGAACTTGTAAATGGTGAGTTAAATTATAATATTTTTTCTGTTGATGGTCCTGATTGGGCTAATGACATTAATGCTGCTGCTGCTTTTCAATCACCAAATGAAACAGCACAAGAATTGTTTTATGAAACTGATGAGACTGTTTTCCCTGATAATTTTAATTCTTTTTTAAAACCACCTGGAAAAAGATTTTTATTTGAAGGTCTAACTTTTGAAGAAATATATGATAGAGGAAATAATCTATTAACAACTTATGTCCCTACAAGAAACAGAACAGTTGAACCAAATTATTTAATTTTTGATTTTCCAAGTGAAAGACAACTTAAAAAATTAAAATTAAGTTTTATTGGTTCTTTAAATGATTGGTCTTATAGCGTTAATAATGGTTCAAGTTGGCAAGGAATGATTCACAACAATTATAATAATGGAACTGTTGAAATTGAGGCTTTTGATACTGATTTATCTGATTGGATTTCTGTTGATCCGAGAAGTTGGAGTATGATGACTGATTTAAGCAAAAGTTTTGAGGAATTTCAATCTTGCACGGATACACAATTTGCTTTTTTTCAAGGTTCTGTTGATATTTCTTTAAATAACCCTAATACTTATAAAAAATATAGATTAAAAGTAACTAATTTTAGAACTATTTATGTTAGTGCTGCATCTGAAAACTTTTTTGATGCTTCTGCGGCTTACCCTACTTGTGATTTTTATGCACCTTGTTCTCACTTTCCTGCTGGTAATTGGAATATAAGTTTAGAACCACACGGCTCAAATAAAAAACATAAAGAAGTATTAAGAACAGATTGGTATAACAATGTTCCAGATAATAAATTTAAGTCTGGTGGTTTCCATAAAATAGAAATTGAAACAGATAATGAATCAACCATTGATTTTCCAAAAGAAATCGCTTTTGCTTCTGTTCATCAAGAATTCGAATGGGATGAAAATGCACACACGGAATTAGATAAATTAACCTTTGAAGTTGAAGGTAGAATTATAAGAACAATTAATTCGAATGCAACACTTTCTTCTAATAAAACTTATTCTACTAATCCTGCGGAAATTATTGTTGATATGATACAACATTATTTAGGATTTGATGATGATGAATTTGATTTAGAAGATTTCTTAAATTGTAAAAATAAATGTAATGAATATGGTTTTGATTGTAATATAGTATTCCAAGGAACAGGTATTAATATTCAAAGTTCTATTGCTGCTGTTTTACAAACTTTTAATGGTGTTATTTTCTTTGCTAATGGTAAATGGAAACTTAAAATGCTTGAAAAAGAAAAACCTGTTGATATGAATATAGACAATCAACACATTCTTGCTGGTTCTTTTGGTGTTTCTATGCCTTCTATGTCTATGTTATCTAATAAAGTTATAGTTAATTATATTAATCGGGAAGAATTGTTTTTACCTGCTTCAACTACAATTGAAGATGAACAACTTATTATAAGCGATGAAAAAGAATATGAAACAACTTTTGATATTAATGGTATATCTACTTTATCACATGCTAATAAAATTGCTTCTATTTTTCTTAATAGTTCAAGATATTCTGAATCATTAGATGAAGAAACTGGTGAGCTTGTTAGAAGAAAACAAAGCCCACTTTTTATTTCTTTTTCTACTTCTATTAAATACACAGAATTAGAAATATATGATATTATAAAAGTGGAGCATGACTTATTAGATAGACCAAGACAATTTTTAATTCAAAGTTTAGAACATACTCAAGAAGGTATTATTAATATAACTGCTTCTGAATATTGTCAAACACATTTTAAAACTAATTTTGGTGAATATATTATTTAAAAAATATTTTTTGATATAATAAATAAAAAAAAAAGGAAATTAAACTATGAATAACTTTAAAAAAATTAATTATCTTAAAAATGAAAACTTAATTTATATCAAAAAAGATAATGGTAATTATTTAGTTTTCAATTCTACCAATGATGTTTTATTAGGTATCTTTAATGAAGATTATAGAATAAAGTTTAGTGGTTATAAAATTGAAACTTTTTTTAAAAAATTAATTAAACAGATTAGGAGAATAGTATGAGTTTTATAAATGTTGCTTTTCTTTTAATTAAAGAAACTTTATTAAGTATGATTGCTAAAGTTGCTTTTAAAACAGTTGCTGAAAGATTTATGACAAGATTAGTTATATATGCTTTAAATAAGTTAAAAGACTACTCTACAAATGATGTTATTGATGAAACAGTTGAAGATATTATTAATCAATTAGATGGTAAAAAATTAAAAGTTATTGATGAATTAGTTATAGCACAAAGTGAAGAAAAATCTATGGCTGATTTATTAAAAGGTGAGGTATAAATATGGGAATTATTACAAGAGAAAGTAAAGGGGAACCATTAACTCACCAAGAAATGGATGATAACTTAAAACAAATTCCAGGGGGTTCTACTTCCCCTCTTAAATGGTTATCTAATACACTTGCATTGACATTGTCCAACTGGACTACTTTTAAAATTGTAGCAGAAGGCGAAAGTGATGCAACTTTACAATTAGTTTCTAATAACAATGAAAATACAGATTGGTCTATTAAAAATGATTGGTCAGATAACAATGGCTTAGATTTTAGATTTAATAATACTACTAAATTAAAAGTTTTTGAAGATGAATTTAATACTTACGTTAATATTAACTTAAATGGAAATGTTATTAAAGATACAGACTCTAATGTTGCTTTAAGTTTTTTAGGTGATTATACTTATTTACACGGTCCAATTGATTCTTTAGTTTCTATTAAAGGAGATTCAGGCTATGCTTCTTTAAGGTTTATTTCTAATGGAAATCATGACACTGATTGGATGATGCTAAATAATCACAATGATGATAATAAATTAGAATTACAATTTAACGGTGAAGATAGAGTTAAAATAGATAATACTGGAAATATGGACTTATCTAATAATGGTTCTTTTAATTCTGGTTTTTTTGAAGATATATTAGATGATACTATTATAAATATACCTTTAAATGGTAAAAAGTCTGGTATTCTTTTAATTCAAGTTGGAACAAGAGAAGATGATTACCCTTCTACATTAACTACTATGGTTCGATTTGATGCTGGTTTATCTTCTGGGATTGCTTTATTAAATGAGATTGGTTCTTGGGGTTATCACTCTGATATGTCTTCTACTACTATTGGAGATTATGTTGATGGAAAACCTTCTATAACAGTTGATGATGGTAGAGATAATATACAATTTATTAATAGAATAGGTTCATCTGTTTCAATCAGTATAACCTTTTTAGGTTAATTCTTTCACCTTGGGTTTAGGTTTTCCCAATATATATTTTAATAATTTTTTTCCTTTTTTTACATTTATTATTAACAATCAAAAAAACCAACGCAGAAATTGATGCTGCTTTAAGTAGTGTCAATTTCTGCAACTAAAAAATTTAGGTCTTACCTTTTAATTATTCTTGTTCTGTTTATATAAATCTTCTATTTCTTCACTATTTAAAGTCATTTCTTTTTGTCTTGGTCCCATAATTTCCTCAAGTTCAGATAATTCTTCATCTGTTAAATCATCGTATGTTTGTATTTCATCTTTTCTTTTTAATTCTTCTTCTTTTATTTTATATTCATCATATTCTCTTCCAATTTCTTCTTCTCTAAATTCATCTATTTCTTGTTGTTCTAATAATTCATCCATTTCTTTTCCTTTTTTTTTGTTTTTATAATACTATTATAATACATAAAAACTTAATTTCTTATTAAAATAAAAGAATTTTTAAAATATTTTTATTTCTTGCCAAATTGTTTTAATAATTGAACCACAAACTTCTAAAAAAATTATTGGATGTCTTAAATAAAACTTTATTAATTTAATTGGTTCAGTATCGTCTATCTTCATATTATTACTTCCTTTTTTAAAAAAACACTTTTTTTTTTATTTTAATATTGTATTATACCTTATCTTAAAAAATAAAAAAGGATTATATATGGCTAAATTTAGTAGTAAATCAGATAGAAGAGACGAATTGTTGAATAATAAACTTGAATTGAAAGAAACAATTTCAGATTTAAATGAAAAAATAATGAGACATAAAAAAAAGAAAGCAATTATTTCAAAAGAGTTGAGTGATTATTCCGCAGAACTTGTTTATTATAGAAACTTAATTAAAGAAACTATAACAGATTTAAAAGAATTATAAAAAAATGGGCAAATATGGTAAAAAAACAGGTATTTATAGAAGTAAATTTGAAAAAACTATTTCTGATTCTTTAATTAGTGAAGATATAAGTTTTACTTATGAAGAAGATAAGATAGAATACATTAAGCCAAAAACAACACACATTTATACTCCAGACTTTACTATTATTAAAAAAAATGGTGAGCCTATGTTTATTGAAGTAAAAGGTTTATTTGATGCAGATGATAGAAAAAAACATCTTTACATTAAACAACAACATCCAGACCTTGATATTAGATTTATATTCCAAAAATCTAATAATAAAATTACTAAAAAATCAAAAACTTCTTATTCTGATTGGGCTATAAAAAATAGGTTTTTATGGTCTAATAAATGTATTCCTGCCAGTTGGTTAAAGGAATAAATTAAGTGGATAACTATATAATTTTATTAACTAATACTGTTAAAGAATTACAGAACGAAAACCCTGATTTAAAAAAATCTGAAATATTATTAATTTTAATTAAATTAGGTTTAGTTGTGGATGGTTATTATAGTATTAAAGAAATATCTCATATTTTAGATTTGTCTTCTAATACAATTTGGGTAGATTGTAGAAATGGTGTAAAGAAAATAACTCTTTAATTACTTTCCATTTCTATTTCTTCTTTAATTTCTTGTAAAGAAAACATTTCTTCACCATTCTTTTTACACATAATTTTATGTAAATGAGGTCTTAATCTTTTATTATAGATTAAATCCTCCATTTGGTCTGCTACTAAATCTAAATTAACTTTTACTTTTATATCTATTTCACGTGTTAAGTTATTTATTACTACTGCTTTATAATTATTCCAAATTGCAGGTCCTACTACTTGGATTATAATCTCACCTGTTTCTATATCTTCCCAGGTATATATATTGTCTTCAAAATCTTCTAAATATTGTTTCCAATTTGTTTGGATTTCCATCTGTTGTTGTAATTGAGTTTTTTTTGCTGCTTTAAGTTGTTTCATTTTTAAGACCTCCCTTTTTCTAACTTATTTATATTATAATAAAAAAAAGAGAGATTTGTTTTAATATTATAGTTTCTTTGGATTTTTATTTTTAATAATTATTCTTGCATAAATGCTTGAATATAATTCCCCATTTTCACAATCTTTAAATGCAGCACCTTTTTCTTTATCTTTTTTTATCTCTTTATTGTATTTTCTATAAAGTGTTCCTTTACCATTATGAGTAAATTTACCTGTTTCTTTATTATCCTTTAGAATTTCCATTTTTTTATTAGTTGAAAATTTTATTGAGCCTGTAACTCCCAATGCTACTATTTCAAATTGTTCTGGGTTATACTTATCCATAAAAGTAATTGGAACACCCATATTTCCATTATAATCTATTGGAATATGTTTAGTAATATCTATATTTATAGCATCATAATTTTCATAATTAGGATATTCAGTTTCATTGTTTTTATATTTTTTAAATAAAATAATTTCTTCATTTCTTTTTTTGTGTTCCATA